TGGATGACCAGAGGGATGGGAATGGGTCCAAAGATAAACATTGTTATCATAAATGTGAACAGAATTGATAACTTCTCGCCACAATGTTCTTCTAATTGTTTCAAATTCAGGTTGATTATAATGTTTGATAATAAATTCTCCAATCAACTCTAACACTTGTCCAACTAGGGATCCATCATAATTTGAATAATCTCCAGCAACAACCTTGTCTCCCTTTCTTTGCAGATGTTTTGCAAGACGAGTCCAATCATAAGAATAAACATTAATTCCAATTCCAATTTCATTATCAATTCTGTCTCTAGCTAATGCACTACAAAAGGTGAGGAAAAACATCCTAAATGCAATAATAAAATCCATTGATCCAGCAGAAAAAACTCTTGGTTTGTCCTTCTTTTCCAAAGGTCTTCTTTCATCCTTTAAAGTATCAATCCAAAATGTAGGATATCTAATTCCTCTACTAGCATGTTCAATTCTTTCATCAACAATTCTTTTCAAATTTTCATCTACAATATATTCTTCTTCTCCAGTCCACATTGTTTTTCCTTTACCTTTTCTTTTTAAAATCCAAGGGAATCCAGGGGAACTAGACCTATTTAAGGGGTTAGAAAAATCATCAAAAAGATCACCAGTAATGGCTTCTTCAAAAGACAATTCTTTTCTTTCTAGAGGGTGAAAATTTAAAAAGGTTGATTTCACAGCTGCAAGCAAATAGTCTTCATTAATAAAAGGGGGTATAGGACTACATTTTAAAAGACCCTTTTCAATTGTATGTTCTCCAGTGGGTAAAAATCGGGATAAATTAGCAGGGGTAGATGTTGGTTCCCACAATTTTCCATAGAGAAGGGATTTTCTCAAATTGGTTTTAGAAGGACTTCTAACTTCAACTTTCAATTTTGAAAGGGGAACAAAATTTCCAGGAGGGGTATTAGCAAAATCATTTCCATCAATTAAAGATGTATCAAAAATCATTTGGGAAACAGCGGGTAATGAAGCCATACACTTTCTAATTTCATCAGCATTCAGAGCAACTGAAGCACCTTCACCAGTCTCAACTCGTCCACAAATATGCATTCCAATGATTTTCTTGGGCAAAAATCTTGAAAGCGCAACCAATAATGAACCACAATCTCCAGAGTTTGTATGCATTAC